AATTGGGAAAATTTTTCCAAAACGAAATCTGCAATCGCTTTTTCTTTTGTTTTGTAGTTACGAGCAACCGCCTTGTCTGGAAACAGATTCACATAACAAAACATACAATAACCATCATATTTTGATTTGTTTGTATTTGTATTACACCAAGTAGACCTACATGTTTTACTCAAAATATCTACCATATTATCCAATTTGTGAGAAAGGCAAAATCTTCCGCGTTTTTCATTGGAATAATTGTATAATGGTCTAATTTTACATGATTGTATCTCACATTTATCATGCTTCACATCCAACATCTCTTCCGTTTTATGCTCACTGCAATATAGAGGCAAATCTTCATTCTCATAATTAAACGATGGCGTCTTTCCACAACCCTCTTCTGCACATTTTTTATGTTTTCCATTATACATCCCTTCCAACTTATGTTCCGCACAGAAGCGACAATGTGTATCTTCCAAAAATCGGTACGAAGGAGACACACTGCACCCCTCATATTCACAATGACTATGCTTTACATCTATCATCCCATCTTCTCTGTGCTTAGAGCAGAATTTACCAACTGTCTCACCCTCTGCATTGAATTGTGCAATCACATTACATCCCAGCACCTCGCATCTATTACCGGTGACATTGACCATCCCCTCCAATTTATGTTCTATGCAATACTCTCCCTTCTTCTCGCCCGGCCTATTATAAATCGGTATGGTATAACATTTTACCCCATTCGAACCCTTACAGCGTTTCGCAGATAGATTTATCATTCCGGGCAATGCATGTTCACCACAAAATCGGGGCTTTTCACCGACAATATTAAAAGTCGCGCGTTTCCCCGCGCATTCGGGATTTTCGCAAACCTTATTCACTACATTTACCATACCCTCCGTTTTATGTGAACCACAGAATCTCGCCTTTTTCTCGCCCGGTAAATTGAAGAATGCCTTTACTAAAGAACATGTTTCGCAGTTTACCATCCCTGATCTATATATCTATCGAAATCGTTTTATGTTGTTTCCATAAAAAACATAAACCCTGAAATAATCCCGAATATGAAAAATGTCCAATCATTTCATTCTCATATTGGAAAGAATAAAAGTCTCTAAATAATCCTCTTTGAATATTTCTTTACGATTCTCATGCTTTTTCGTAAATACATAACTATTTTCCATTTTTTTCACTTTCCATCCACCATCCAAAGCATTCATAATAAACATCATTTTTTGATAATCTTTTTTAACTAATTGTACAATGCTCGAATTATTACTATCCATACCTATGAAATAATAAGAGAGAACGAATGCGTCATTTTTACGACACATGGCTTTGTAGGATGCGTGCCGAATGTTTATCCATATTCTGAATAAAAATATCCAGTGATTTTACATTATCATTGGCCATCACATCATCATTTAAAAACGATATCATATCCATGACGATTTTTATTTTCTCAGTCGTCCATAGTTCGCGCAATTGAAATAGTAAAATATCCGTATAAAGCGGCGTCAATGTGTCATCACGAAACAGTGGCGTGTATATTTCCTTTACATAGTTTTCGATTAGCACATAATAATAGTTCAGGCAAATTTTAATCACCGGATTATCCTGATATGTTTCCGTCAATTGTAATATGCCTCGTTGAGAACAGATGAATAAATCCACTATCGATCTCGATTTTCGGCGCGCCTCTTTACTCAAATAATGGCTACATGCCAACTGTATCGGATTATATAGAAATTGCAAATCCTCCTTGGTCGTTTTAAAAATATACCGCGAAAAACTCTGAAAAACGCCGGGTTCCTGTAAATGAATAACATTCTCTTTAATCAGTAATTTGGTACCGACGGGTTTATTACTCAAAATCGCCAACTTAATAATGACCGATAGAGGATCCAATAACGGCACATTGGAAGCCGGGACATTTTTTATGGCCGGGATTTTTTCATTGGAAGCCGTATTGGTTTTGGTAACTTCGCTCAGCAATTGTTCGCTCTGTTTATCATCCGAGTCGGCTCTCGCCAAAGGAGGTGGAGGAGGTGGCGGTTCGTCATCATCGGTAGATTCCGTTTTTTTCCGAAAATTCGTATTATTCGAATTATAGGAATTGTAATATGCGGCAGTTGAATAAATATCCATGATGTTGTATAAACGAATGAAATTTTTATATATGTTATCGATTTGAAATATATATAGAAACTGCCCGATAATTTCAAGAAAATGAATACGACAAGTATCAATAAAAAAATACATCCACCACGGCAAATAAATACGATTGACCAAAAACATACCGAGATGTTGAGTCATTTTCATAAAATAGAGAACGAAACCATTCCGGAATTACAAAATGAACGAGAAGAATTAATAAAAAGGGCCGCGCAATTAAAAGACCACGAAATCGATAATTATATGGAAATAAAAGATCGGGTTCTCCAACTCAATAAAAAAATCAGAGAATTCAAATCACAAAAGAAGAAATATTTACTGGAAAACTCCAAATATATCTTCGACTATTTCGAAGAGAAGAAGAAAATATCCCATGGAAACAATGATCAAAACAAAAATGTTCTCAATTCCTTTTTTAAAATCAAGTCAAACAATCCGGAATCCGAGGATATTCATAGTGAAAAGTATAATCAATCCAAGAGGACTTATCAAACCTATTGGAAAAATGTCAATAATGAGGTCATTAATGTGGGTGATCTTGTCATTCCCACGGATATTTGTGGGGTATGTAAAAAAGGCGAATTAATACCACAAGAAGACGAGGGTATTTTAATATGTAATAATTATAAATGCGGTAAATTCGTATCCTATATCATAGATAGTTCAAAACCGACGAATAAGGAGCCACCGAACGAGGTCACCTATACCGCCTATATTCGATTGAATCATTTTAAAGAAATCCTCTCGCAATTTCAGGCCAAGGAGACCACACAAATACCGGAACATGTGATTGATGCGATTAAGAATCGCATAAAAAAGGAGCGCATTCAGGATATGTCTCTTTTAAATTACGATAAAATGCGCGAGATTTTGAGAAAACTAGGGCTGAATAAATATTTCGAGCATATTCAATATATCAACTCGTTGTTTGGTATAAAGCCCCCGGTTATGAATGAAGAATTACACGAGACTCTCTGTGTTCTTTTTATTGAGATTCAGAAGCCATGGGCAATCCATTGCCCGAATAATCGAACCAATTTTTTCAATTATACATATACGCTTCATCAGTTATGTGTTTTATTAGACCAGACACAATATTTACCATATATTCCATTGATGAAAGACCCGATCAAACAGAAGGAGCAGGATGCTATATGGAAAGCCGTTTGTGCGGATTTGGACTGGGAATTCATACCGAGTATATAAGTTTTTTGCAAATAAAAAACTTATATTTATTCTCTAACCGAGTATAAATATATTTATACTCGATTAGACATTACCAACCACCTATCAGCATTTCTTCTTCTGCGTTTTACGCCGATTTTTGCGGGATTTTCCGCCTGCTTTACTTTTAGCTCTAGACTTTGCAATTTGCGAATTTGCATATATAGTTTTTATTGCTAATTTTTTTGAGAACGACGCATCTTTTTCTATTTGTTTTTTTACACCTTCAACCTCTTTCGCATGGGTGCGACTTCTCCATTCTTCTTCAAAATTAGGGTTTATTTTACTGGCCTTCTTATGAAATTCGGCAAGGGGAATGGATGTAACGATTTTTTGCATTTCGCGTCTCAAGTTTGTAGTAGCCTCATCAGAGCATTGTTTCAAGCATTTCTTTCTAGAATCTCTAGTCTCCTTATCAAATATTGCTTGAGAAATGGGGTATTTTGCCTTACATTCTCCTTCGCATTTATCTTGTGCCTTTTCATTTTCATCTACCAATTTGGTAATCTTTCTGTAATGTTCGTCTGGAATATTTGTTTTTATTCTATTACTCTTACTCATAATATATATTTATGAGAGATTTTTCTAAAGTAATAGAAATCACGACTTCTCTGCAAAAGTATACCACTCGGGTTTACCGCGCTTCTTCCACGAGGCGATTTTCTGTTTATCCTCCGTCTGATAATATTTACGATAAGCTTCAATGGGGTCGTCGCTTTTGCATTCGACCGGCATAGCGAGGGCAAATGGAGTAAGTCCCACCTGCGGAAATTTATCGGCAGAAGGAGCGAATTCTCGTAAGAACTTGGCGACAATATACGATTTATGCATTTTCTCGGGTGGGTGATCATAGCGGAATTTCCATTCGTCATGCATGGCATCGACCAAGTCTAGAGTCCAGATATAATTTTCGAGAGAAGTGCGCATCCAAATGGTGACCGGGTGATTTTTATGTGCAATTTTGTATAATTTTATTTGATGCTGAACCTCATTTTCAGCATCAATTAGTTGTATGGTCGTACAAAGCATTTGTACGGCTTCTAGTAGAATTTTAGACACATGTTTATCAAACATGCACTCGGCGCATTCCTTGAAATTCAGGGATAATATGAAAAGATTCATTCTTTTGTGATTCGGCGATTCGGGTGTTTTATGAAAAAGGGTGGAAAAGAAAAAGGTGTTCAATTTTTATGAAAAGAATAATGTATGAAACCGATCATACATTATACAGCGCAAAATCTAGCCGATAGCCCTTATAGAGCAGCCATTCGTAGACCACCAATTAGATTGCTACCAACAGTTGCACCTAAACCGAATCTGGCAGACTCACCGACGGAAGGCAAGAACACATCGAGGATGGAAAAGGTAGCGGCAGCCGAAAGGGCGAGGAGAATAACCTCTTCTAAATTGAGGGGCTTGCGTGGGATAACAATGGCAACCACGGAGATAACAAGGCCGAGAACAAGGTACTTGATAATCTTCTTGATGAGTTCGGAAATATCGAGCATTTCTGAATATATATATTATAAACAAAATATTTGAGGCGGGGGTATTTTGTTTATTAAATTAAAGTTCCCCTAAATGTACTTAAACAGTTTTCAAATAGTAATTTACAAACATGACCAGTTTTGAGAGAAAATTGCTAGATTCCGGAAAACCGAATCCTAAATACATTGATCTCTGCGATGAAGATGCCGCAATCGCCGGACAGAAATTTGTATGTATGTCATTTGTTTCACCCGAAAAGATTCTAAAGAAGCGCGAGGTCTACTTATTCGACCAATTTTTAAAACAATGGGAATTCACTAAATCAATGTCCAAGTTCAATGATTTCATACAGTTCATTTCATATAAATACCATATAAAGACAGAGAATATTACCGACGATTTCGCGGAATTTATAAAAGAAGAGGAGACGAAACTGAAGGCGAGTAGTGTAGAGGATGATTTTAAGAATTTTATGGATAAAGAGGAGGATCGTCTAAACGAACAATTTAACCGCGAATTTTCATTTCAGACATCGGTTCGAGGTGTCAAAGTGCGCGGAGCATTTGCCACTCAAGAGGAGGCCGAGTTGAGGTGTAAGAAGTTACGCGAGGCGGATCCACACCATGATATTTTCGTCGGGCCAGTGGGTGTCTGGATGCCATGGGATCCCGATGCTTATAAGACGGGTCGTATCGAGTTTATGGAGGAGGAATTGAATCAATTGCACCAAGAAAAGTTGAAGAATGAGGAGAAGGCCAAGCAGGAGTTTGAGAAGAGAGTACGAGATACGAAGAAGAAGGCGATTGAGGAGAATATCAAGTTGGCGGAGAAATCGGGGAATGTATTGACACAGACGATTGATGAGGAAGGAAATCTCATTGGTGTCCAACAGACGGTGGACTTCGAGAGCCGCGAAGTGGCTGACCCAGAGGAAGTGAAGAAATACAACGACAAGGTTTTCGAAAACGCAAAGAAAAAGAAGGATGAATAGATAATTATTATGTAAACATTGTGTATAGATCAATGTTTACATTTATTCGAAAATTGGTGGAAAGGGTAAACAAAAATAGATTACCTCTACTCATAATAACCATTTCATTCGTATTCTTGATCTTGATCCAATACTTATTAAGATCGCATGAAAACTTTATTGAAAACTATGATTCTATAAAAACCGATTATTACCAACCTATATTCATCCAAGAACAAAATATATATGACATATACTATAACGATGAGAACGATCTAATAATTATTATGCCATTTTTAGGATCTCCTCCGACAATAGAATATCATGATAAAAACAATGATACATATATTCCATTTCTTTTAAATAATTGCCCGCATAACCATACTTATATTTATTATCTACGAAAAATGCCAGTTTTAGATATAATCGAAATATCTATTAATGGAAAAACGATTCAAACTCCGACTATGAAATATCCAAAATTTGAGAACGAAATCATTTTTTCAACACTTGTTAAAGACGAGGATAATATTATTATTCCATGGATTGAATTTCATAAAAGATTAGGAATTACAAGATTCGTTATTTATGATAACACGGATAAAAAAAGTTTACAGGATACTCTCAAAGAATTTATTTCAAACGGAGAGGTTATTCTGTTAAGATGGAATCATCCATACTTTGAAGGACATGCACAACCAACACATCAAAATCATTCTATTTACGCTTTTCAAACAAGTAGATTTATAGGGTTTTTTGATGTAGATGAATATATAAATATACAACGCAAAACAAATGTACCGACTTTTTTCGATGATCTCATTGCAGAAAAGTCGGTAAATATAAATGAAATATCCAGCTTTAAATTGATAAGTAAGTTTTTTTACAACCCAGACAACTTGGAGATAAACGATGGTAAATTTCTTACTATCTATTCGTGTGGTGATTTTATTAAAAATGAACGAGAAAAAAACTTTGTCATACCTAAAAATGTCAAAACCTTTTCCGTTCACACTGTAACCGATGGATCACCCGTTCATTTAGTTGATGAAAAGGATATGTTCTTTAATCATTATGTTTATTTAAATAAACCAGAAAGAGGAAAAGAAAGAACCAATCATTCCGACCAATCTATACGAATTCATATGTAATTCATATATCATGATAACCAGAGGCATCATCATATATTTCGTGTATCAAAACGAATCCATATCCATGACCTTATGAATCGAAACATCTTTGAGCGAGGCTCGGAATGATTTAAACGCCGGGTTTTCCAATTGCGCCTCTGGTATATGTCGATGAACGGTTCTCGCAATCATCTTATATAATTTAAAATCGGGGTATCTTTCTTGTCCATTTCGTTTATAGAGAACATTTTTACCATTATCATCCAAACACCATTGTGCAATTAGTTTCTGTAAATCATCCATTTTCTCGGGTGGCATATTATGGTCATCAATAATAAAATCATGTATGGATGTTCCTAGTCGGCATAGATCGAAACTATAATTCGGCTCCAATCTCGGTTTATTTGGATTCATAAAAGGCTCGCAGTTATATTGTGTGGATGCGTCTCCTCCGGGTGCAAAACTATCACTACAATACTGATTGCCTCCGTATTTATAGATGGCGCGTCCAAAATCAATCAATTTGAAGACACGACCATATGTGGGTACGCGATAGTAGACTCCCCTGTATTTATAATAGAGATACTCCTCATCGGTCGTCGTAAACATGACATTATTCGTATGAAGATCATTATGCGTAAATTGGAATAGGTTTTGATAAGTAATCAATATCATCACGATCTGGAAGAGAGCGGATAGTCCAGTGTCTACATCCAAT